CCTGACCGAGGAACAGAAGGTGGAAAAGAAGTCCGGTCGCATGGCCCTGAACAAGCCTGCTCCGGCGCCTGTAGCCTAAGCCTATCAAAACGAAGGGGGACTAACTCATGTCTGAAACTAAGGTCAAGAAGTTGCCTGTGCTAGTCAAGGTTGTCAAAGCTTTCAACCTGCTCACCGACGACAACAAGATGGTCAGCTTTTTTCCTGGTCCCCAATACATGGAGGCCGCACATGCCGAGCATTGGTATACGGCGCTCCACCTAGAAGGGGCTACGGGCATCGCTAACCCGACCCTTGGTTCCAAGGAGCATGCGGATCGGCTGGTGGAAGAAAACAAAGCCACCCTCGCTCGCATGCAGGCGGATGCTACCGTTTTGGAAGCAGCCCAAGCCGAGGCTAGGCGGCTGGCACAGGAACAGCACGTGACAGATACGACCATTGCTGTTGTGGCGGATAGCAAGCGCGCTCTACGGAGGGTGCAGCTAAAGAGAAGGGCCTAACCAATGAGCGGATCGGTCACACTTACTGTATCTGTGACACAGTTTCAAACGGATCGGCCAGAGTTCTCTAACGAAACGGCTTATCCGGTTCCGATTGTGACACGCTATCTGACGATTGCTCAGAACCAGCTTGATCCATGCAAGTGGGCCGATCTGCTCGTAGAGGGCATTGAACTATATGCCTGCCATATGCTGGCGCTCTATAAGCGTAATCAGCAGCCGAATGCTCAAGGGACCTCTGGCCTGATCCTGTCTAAGACCTTGGGACGAGGCTCCATGGATTTTGATACCTCCGCCGTAACACTAAAAGACGGAGGGCCATGGAACTTAACTACCTATGGCACTCAACTTCTTTATTGGGCAAGACTTGTGGGGATGGGCGGACTTCAAATCACAGGTCCGTTTATGCCGACAGAGACGACACTGGGGATGATAAACCCTGCGGGGGGTTCACCGTATCCTTCATGTGGGCCGTCCCCACCTGCTGCTTCCACATTTACAACTTCAAGTGCCACACCAACAATCGTAGGCACAGTTCCGATTGTTGGTTCGGCTGGCGCTGCGGTCAGTCTTCGCGGGACCGTCACGGCTCGCAACACAACAACCGGCGCTGCCATTAACTGGGATGTCGCTGCATTGGTGGAGCAAGCCGGAACATCAAATGCTACGATAACCCAGCAGAGTGTGACCAGTTTCGTGGCAGATACGAGCATGGCGGGGTGTGCCTTGGTAGTAGCCCTCTCGGGATCAGTCATTACATTGGTTGGCACGGGGCTGGCCGGGACATCTATTAGTTGGTCGACCGGCATCAATGCGACAGTTGCTTGATGGGAGTGGTGATGAAGACATTCCTGATTTGGCTAGCGTTGCTAGCCCTAGGCGGTACTGCCCATGCTCAGACCATAGCCTGCCCAGCAGGGACTAAGATAAATCCCTATCAGGTGACAATCGGGACTGGTACGACCCCTTGCCAAGTAGCCGGTGGGGACGCGCTGGCTGCCGAGGCTGCGACGGCCCGGAATGCTTCCAACCTGACGTCTGGGATGGTGCCGCGCAACCGATTGCCGGAGTCCATTCTGGCGTTCGGCGCGCTGTGTGACGGCGTAACCGACGACAGCGCGGCGATCTTGGCCGCAGAGGCGTCAGGCAAGCGGATCAGCATCCCGAATGGGATGATCTGCTATGGCGCCACGATTGCCCAGTCCGCTATCTCGGCTGTTTTCACCGGCCCCGGGCAGATCAAGACCAGCGACGGCAACCTGCGCGGCCCCATTGTCAGCCAGATCGGCGCGGCGAATGCCCCAGTGCGGCTTGGCTCTGCGAACATCGTGCAGGCGTTCAATGGCGATCTCAGCCGCATGCCGATGGCAGTGGAGCACCGCGTCGGGGCAGGGGTCCTGCCTGCGCCCGCGACGGCGGCATACTCGTTTGAAAACGAACTCGCGTCCTGGTTCACGTCGGACTACTTCGCTGGCGGCGGCGATACGGCGGTCGGCGGAAATTACAATGCGCACCGCACTGGTTATGGATCGGTTATCATTGACCTGACGAATGCTGGACAGGGCGACGCGAGCGCAATGTTCGTGAGCGACACATGCGCCGGGCCGAACGCGGGCTCATTGCCGATCGTAGGGCAGGTCAGCTTCCTGCAGGGTCCTGCGTGTCAAATCCTTGGCGGAGCGGTCTACGCCACCGCGCCTGGCACCTATTTGCAGGGCATTGGCGACATCAATTTGAATGACTCCGGCAACGACGTTGCGGCGATCGGGATGGTGGTCAACCTTGACCGAACCGTGAACGGCAACATCTTGGGCAACACCTGGATCGGCTACCGCGCACAGGCCAATGCGGCATCGTCTGGCACGCCACCTGATGCTGCATTTTCCATGTCTGGCCCCTGGAAGCTCGGCTTTGACGCTGTCGATGCGCTCGCGGGCGGCACCACGGCTGCGATCGTGATGGGCGCCACGCAGCGGGTCTATTGGAACGCGGTGCAGTCGTCCGGCACTCCGTTCCCGAACAGCACGCTAAGTCTTGGCACTGAGTGGCAAACCTTCGGCGCCACGAACGGACACGAGTTTGATGTGGCCGGTGCCCCGGTGGCGATCTTCGGCGGGTCGACGAACCGGACTTCCATTGGCAAGGGCCATAGCAACAGCGGTAGCGGCTCGGTCGCGATCGGTGGCTACAACACCGTGACCGGGAGCTATGGCACTGCACTCGGCGGTGCGAACCAAAGCTCTGGTGCCAATTCCACAGTCACGGGGTTGGAGGCGAATGACCACGCCAACCAGGCGGCGACGTGCTCTGCCGGTGGCATCTTTGCGGTCATCGGTGACGCGCAGCAATGCACCTATGTGCTGCGCGCCAGCACGTCCGGCGCAACTGGTGTGCGGCTCACAGCGGATGGATTAGGCACCGCGAATGGCACCAACTGCATCGTCCTGCAGCCGAACACTCTCGTCGAGATGGACATGCATATCGTCGCGCGCGATGTCACCACGCCGACCGCGTGGTCCACGTGGCGGGTCGGGCAGGCGGTGATGGATCGGGCCGGCGCGGGCGCCGCTGTCTACACGGCTGGCGCCGCACCGACGCAACTCAGCAGCGGGGTAGGCAGCGGCGCTACCCTCACGCTCGCCGCCGACACTACGAACAGTTGTCTGGCAGCCACGTTCACCGCGCCACCGGGCAACACCGACACCTGGCACGTCTTGCTAACCGCCCGCGACGCCGAGGCATCATAGCCGCGCTTTCGTAGTCTTAATAAAGGGACTATCATGGCGCTAGGCATTAAGGTTACGACCTCTGTCAGGCGAAACAATCAAGCCATGGCAGCGCTGAGTAATACGCGGGATCGGCAACTGCTTATCGGCATTCCCAAGGCTAACAACGGAGGCAGAGTTGACCCCTCCGATCCCGGGAATGCTATGCTGCTATTCTGGCATGAGTTTGGAACTGTCACGGAGCCAGCCAGGCCATCGTTGATCCCGGGTGTCCGCTCTATCCTGCCGCAAGCCCGGCGCAAGCTAAGAGCAGCCGTCCAGCGCGAAGTCAGAGGGCAGACTGGGGCCGTTCAACAAGAGCTTGTCGCCCTAGGGCTGTTAGGCCAAGTAGCTGTACAAGCTAGGATTAGGTCAGGCATTCCGCCACCCATCACAGAGATGACCAAGCGTTGGCGCCTAGAAAAGCGTAGAGCCTACCAGAATGCCTCTCCGGCTGCTAAGCAACGGATGATGGCGTCATGGCTTGCAGGAACTTTTACGCCCTTGATTGATACCGGGCGCATGCTACAGGCTATCACCTTTGTTGTAATAAGGGGTCCGCCCTAATGGCATTACTTGATGTCTCGGAACTAATGTGGGACCCTGACTTCTGCGACGAGTTCACTTATGTCCGTAACTTTGTCACCATAAACAATTATGGTGAGGCTGTTCAAACACCCACGACCTTGACAGCCTATGGATCAATCCAACCTATCAATTCCAGGACCTATGACATCTTCCCCGACCTGACGAGGATTTCGGGTTCTTTGGAATGCTATACGACAACCGCATTGACTTGCGTGTCTACCAATCCCTTGGCTTCTGATTTGGTCCTTTGGAATGGTTTGACCTATGTTGTGCAAGCCATCTCTTCCGACTATTCAAATTGGGGAGGTGGGCATTATGTAGCAGTCCTAGCGCTTCAAGACTTGTTGTCCGCCGATCCCGGCACGCTTCCTAGCACATCGTTACCCGTATGAGCGGCAATACAAGCGCTACGGGCGGATATCTCACAGCATCGACCTCAACAAGTGTTGAGGATCAGGCGCTACTCAGGATCATACAGCAAGCCATTGTCGGAGTTACGGGATTTGACCCCACCTATGTGCGACCACGCTGGCAGCAGGTGCCGCCCCCGCAACTAATCCGAACAGTGGACTGGTGCTCCTTTGCTGTTAGTAGGGGGCGCCCATCGGACTACCCCTACATCTATCACGATCCCACTGCCAATAGCGGGAATGGGGGTGATTGGTTAGTGAGGCAGGAAGAGTTCATCTTCCAGCTTAGCTTCTACGGACCCAACTCCGAGAACAACGCCACTCTGTTCCGGGATAGCATGTATATCCCCCAGAACTGGGAGGCACTTGAAACCAACGGATTTAAACTGTATGATGTGGGGGAGATAGTAAATGCCACCGAACTAATCAACAAGCAGTTTACGCCACGAACAGATATACCGCTAAAGACTATGCGGGAAATTCGTAGGCTATACCCGATCTACACCATTGTGTCGGCGGGGGGCACAGTTACTTCGGGACCGGATATCTTCACTTCCCCCATACAAACACCCACCTTAGGAGACTAGCCTATGTCCGGTAGCACAGGGCTTGCCATCAGTGATGTCGTCTCGGTAAGCGTAAACCTAACCCAAACAGCCTTGGCTGTCCGTAACTTCGGCGCCCTATGCATTGTTGGGCCGTCCGATGTCATCCCACTCGCCACTCGCTTGCGAGCTTATACCAGCATTACAGGTGTGGCTGGCGATTTCGGCACGACAGCCCCGGAATACATTGCGGCGGCTGACTTCTTCGCCCAAAGCCCACAGCCTTCGTTCTGCTATATTGGCCGCTGGAACCAGACTGCTTCCAAGGCTCGGCTAACCGGCGGCTATATAAGCCCAGCTAATCAGATTACCTTGCTTGCTGCGTTGCAAGTCATCACCGCAGGCAGCTTCGCCCTGACCATAAACGGGGGCGCTGCTATTAACGTAACCGGCATGAACTTCGCTTCTGCGGTGTCCATGAACCAGGTTGCGTCGATCATCAACACAGCCCTGAGCACCAACGGCACCTGTGTCTGGGATAGCAACAACAACCAATTTGTTATCCGCACCACGACTTCCGGCGCAACGGCTACCATTAACTACTTGGGCACGGCCGGCACTGGGACGGACATTTCCGCTCTAATCGAGGGCACGCTTGCCACGGGTGCAACACTATCTCAGGGCGGCGCCCTTGAGACGCCTCTTGCATGTGTATCGGCATTGATGACTGTCAGCAACGATTGGTATGGTTTGATCTTCGCTCCGATCAACAACACCGATCTACAGAACTCGGATCACCTCGCCATTGCTGCACTTATCGAGGCAGCCTCTCCGGCGCGCATCTATGGCCTGACTTCTATGAATGCTGGGTGTGTGTCGGCAGCTTCTACAACCGACATCATGTATCTGCTGAATGCTTCCACCTATAAGCGGACATGCAGTCAGTACTCGTCTAGCAGTCCCTATGCCATTGCCTCTCTCATGGGGCGCGGCTTTACGGTGGACTTCACGGCTAACAACACGACCATTACCTTGAATGGTAAGGTCGAGCCTTCGGTTGTTGCTGAAACGCTATCCGAGTCCCAGGCTGCGGCGCTGAAAGCCAAGTGCGGCAATGTGTTTGTTAACTATGAAGGCGGCTTGGCCTTCATTCAGTTCGGCACAATGGCCAACGGTTTCTACTTTGATGAAATCCA